AAACTTTCGGGCATCACTCTTAAACCATTTCAGATTAGCGCAGGTCTTTAAATCTGCGATATATCCATCCCCTAGAATATCTGCCTTAGCCCTAAACGGTATATCGTTTATGTAACCTACCGCTGGAATCTCTGGTCTAGATTTCTCTAGTAAGTGTTCGATACGAGAACAGGAAAGGAAAGACTCTGCTACATCTTCTACCTTCTGCTTATCGCTTTGGAGAAACACTCTTCCGTGCTGTTCCAACGCTTCCTTCCATTCCTTTCCCGATCTTCTTTGGATGTCTATGAAATGTTGCTTCTTATACACCTCTGGTTCTAATACATACCAATGGAATAATGAACCAAAGTCAAATGCAGACTTATGTTCTTTCTCACCCTCTAATGAGGAAAGGTACTTCTTAGGGTTTTTAGCGAGGTTTTTGATTGCTGAAGATGATAAACTGTTCTGACCCATATAGCCAAAATAGAAATCATCATTCTCCATCTCTTTAAGAAGTTCTTCTTCTCGCCACGCTTTACCATCTAGTGTAAATATCATACTATTCTCTATCTTTTTTTCTAGTCCTACTGGGCTGGTATCTGTAATACTGCTCTTCTTCCATCCAATGGACATAGGCTCGATGTTCTTCCCCTAAAGGATTCTCGTAGTTGTGTTTGTCTACTAATTCTTTTGTCTTACTCATCTTAAATTGTTTTTACTAAATATTTGATTACTCTCTCAATTCTCTGTAGGATAAAAGATAAGGGGGTTTCTATACAAATGTATAGTACCATCATAACTGTTTCTAGTAAATAGAAGAACAGTAATAGTAATAATGCTGTTACTAATTTAGGCAATTTTAAAAGCGTTCTTAAGTGTTTCATATTATTTTCCTTTGACACAAATCTAGGGAAAATTCTCGAACTGACAAATTATTTCTTAGGATTAAAATTATCCTTCCAAATAGTTTGGCATACAGCAAAGCGTTGATCTCGATCTTTGTACTCGCTAATCATCTTAGCGTTGTTCATACATCTGGAGTTGAAGTCTTTCTTTTCTTCGTACTTCTTAGGTTGCATTTTAATTGGCATCGTCTATCTGTTTTATTAGTTTCTGTAAGTATAGTGTTGAGTCCATCAGTTCTTCCTGCAAATGTACTAGGAAAGCCCTGTGATCCTCTTTAGAATCCTCTAGCGTTGTGCTATAGGTTTCTATACCTTTATAACTGCGTTCCTTATATTTGTACAGCACCTCATCTACAATCTTATCTTTCTGAATAGGAATTGTACTGTCTACATTCTCAAAATACTTTGTTACTGAATCACTCATAATTTATCTGCTTTGGTTATTTTTAGGAATCCTACTTGTTTACTAATCTTATGTTGTTGTGAGAAATGAGTAGTCTTATTTAAATTCCTCACTTGCCATCTAGGTCTGAATTTCTTTAGGTTAAACCTATACACACCATCTGGTGTAGAATTAATATACGTTGGTATCTCGAATGTACCCTTACAATGGTCTAACATAGCAACATACTTTTTCTTTTCAATCATAAGGTCTGGGTAGTGTTTAGTTCTACACTTCAGCTCTATTCTGTGGTTATGTATAGCTGAATAGCAATCCCATCTGCTTAAAGGATTATCTGACTTAACTAAATCTGGATAGTAATTATCTTTTAGATAATCGAATAAATCCCCTTCCTTCCAATACTTCATCTGTACTTATAAAATACTTTCTCTAATTTTTTCAGCACATTGTTCACAAAACAACTACCACAGCTAGTGCCTTCAGCATTATCGTTAAAGACCCTGTTGTATATTGTAATCAATTTTATCTGCTGTTCAGTCGTTATCTGAACTCTGCGTTGGCTAAACCAATCAGATAAATGATTAAATTCATCTTCTGTTAAGCAATTAGGCTTCTGGTATGGAAACATAATATTGAGAGCTTTCTTACGCTGATCACAGCCACAGTCTTCACCAGCTAAAAATTTAACTGCTTTCTTAATCCCAGTAGCCTTTGTAATTTTCTCTACGGTATCACCTACACCGTTAGATTCTTTTTCATACTTAGCCTTCCAAGCTTTGTATTCTTTGGTGCGTTTATCGCCCTTAAATTCTGTCATAATCTCTATTTTTATAATCTTCTACGTCTTCGTTAAACATTTCTTTTATCTTCTTTTTACACCTCTTTAGAGTATTGAATATACTACTTAGACTTATGGTGGTGTCTGTAGATATAGACCTCATACTCTTCTGGTTATCGAAGTGTATCTGCCATAGCTTCTTATCATACCAGTACCAAGTGTCTACTTCTGCCCTAATACTACCTACAATCTTCTCAAAAGCCATCTCTTTCTCTATATCAACATCTTCATAAGCAGGTAATGCATAATCATCTATCCTGCCGTATAACCTCACTTTCTTAGTGCCAGATAAGTATATGTTTCTAAGTGTAACATACACATAAAAGGTATTAACCTCATCATCATTATACATTATCCTTTCTGAATTGTCAACATACTTATGCAATCTAAGATACATCTCCTGCACTAATTCATTGGCATCATCTTCTGTAACACCAAAAGACTTTGCCATATTAACCCACTCATTGTGCTTCTCTGAAAGCACTTTTAGGACCTCTACCACCAATGTATGGAGATTCCTATTATGCCAATAAATATCTGAATCATATGCTCGTCAGATTCAGACTCTTCTTCAGTCATATCGGTATTCCAGTAATTAATACCGACTGTTAATCCGTAAATCGGAAATAGTGTAATGTACATTATATATAGTGGTTTATAGTTGCTTCTATTCTAGGATTACTAGTATCTACGCCAGCGTAAATAGAAGTAATCTTTATAACTGTATCTGTATCGTCTGTAGTGATACACCCCTGTTCAACTAAGGCATCTTGGAAGAACTTATCGACTACAGCTATAACATTCATTAAGTCCCTTTTGCGTTTATCTGGAGCATAGTAAACGTATGAAATCTGTATCTTACCTAAAAAAGAAAAGTCAAGGTTTCCCTTGACTTGCTCTTTAAACAGTATTTTAAGTTTGTTAGATGTCTGATAATGCCAGTTACGATACTGGTTTAGATTCAGATACCTTTTCCGTATCTTCTTACTACCAGAGGTTATCGAGATCGGTAACGTTACTAACTTTTCCTGTACGATGTTCATCTACTTTCTTAAATGGCGTCTTGCCGTTAAAATAATATCTCTGCTCCTTAACACTAAAACTTATGTCATTAATCTCCTGCGGAGTTCCTACTAATTTCTGTTTCTTAATCTTCTGTGAACCAAAGGTAACTAAAGTTGACGAATAATCCAAAGCCCTCTCTGGTCTCCATACAAACATTACGTTATCAGCCTTATCGGCAAATGTACCTCCGCCCTTTATCTTATTGACATCTGGCTTAATATAACGACCTTCATTATCTTTCATTGGAGTTACTTGATGCGCTACTAAATTAACCGAAATATTCTGGTCCAGAGCAAATCTTTTAAGTTCAGACATAAACCTAGAGATATATAAATCCTCTCTTTCTCCATTACGCATTCTGTGTTGTATAGTGTTGTATGGGTCTATTATAAGGCTTCTAATACCTTTTGTCTTAACTAAGAACTTAGCTTTCTGAAATATGGTATTTAACTGAAAATCCTTCTTAGGGTATATGATAAAGAAGTGTTTCTTCACAAAGTCCATTGCCTCTTTATATTCCTCTAGTGTCATTTGTAGATTTCCGTGAAAAGGATCACTAGACCTACCAATATACATCTCAATAATATCGTTAAAGAAATCATTTATTGGCATATTCTCTGGACTAAATACAGCGAACTTCCATCCATCAAATACAGCCTTTAAGGTTGCTAATTGATTAAGGAATAAAGACTTTCCTTCGTTCTGATATCCAGTCCAGATATTCACCTCACCATTCCTCCAAGTCCAAGCCTTATCTACTGAATCAATGTAAGTAGTAGTACCTCTCTCCTGCCCATTATGAAATCCATCTAACATAGACGCGCTTACATCATCGACATTAAATATACCCTCTACTTTAGGTGTAGAAGCTATTTTAAGGCGTTTCTGGAGACTTTCTGCTCCTTCTGATATCAACACCTCATTAGCATCTTTATATGGGCTTAAATCAACTAATAAGCATTTCTCTGCTCCAAAACGTCTAACTAATTCCTTCTGTAGGTTTCTTCCATTCTCATCTTCATCTGTAGCAATGTATATTACCTTTGCATTATCAAACACCTCATAACAATTGCTAATACACTCTAGCTTCTTATCAATATTCTTATCGTTACTATTTGGCGCACCCATATTTACAGAAGTATGAAACTTAACACCAGCTACTTCCCAGCTTAATGAATCCATCTCACCCTCACATATTACGATTGCCTCACTATCTACACAACGATCATAGTTATAAATTATAGGCTCGGCATCCCTAGACTGGGTAAAGAATTTGCCATCAATACCTCTAGTTTTATAGTTTACTATCTTACCGTTCTTAAAATACGGCAGAAGTATATTCCTATTATCCTTAGTAGAAACTATCTTATTGTTTGCGATAACCTCTTCTGTAATGCCACGAGATAAGAGAAATTCTTTACCAGAATCGGTAAGTTTTTTCATATTCTTTTTCTCTGGCACTTTGTAATTCTTAATCTCCATAATGTTTGTTTGTGTTTTCACTTTACCTTGCCATCCACATTTATGGCAGTTATATACACCTTCATTGGTGTTTACAGATAAGCAGGTGTCCCTGTAGTTTTCCTTTCCTAATTTTATGCAATTAGGACACACTAGCTTCTGTTGTGATCTGTTGCCTTTAAGCTGTATTCCTAAGTCTGTAAATTTCTGCATAGTATAATAATTATTATATATAATATTATATATTTTTATTTATATTATATATACTATTTACTATGATATGCCGTTTTGACAGTTGGATTAACATAAATCCTTCTATCTTTTCCATACCTCCCAGTAGACTTAGTTACCCTCTTAATCAATTCTTTTTCCTCCAAACTATTCATCACCCTGTAGAGTGTTCTGTCGTTGATAGAAAGTGTTTTTGATAGGTGGTCATTACTAGCAAAGCAGTATTCCTTTTTAGTTAAAGATGCTAAGTACGATAAAACTAGTGATTCTTTTAAATCTAGATTTTCCTCTACAAAGTCCGTCTTAAACTTAATATATTTGTCTTGAGCCATTTTAAAGCGTTTTAAGCGTAGTTTAAGGGGCAAGGTATACTTACCCCTCACTACTAGGTTAAACTAGAAAGGAAGACCGTCCCCTGCGCTTACAGGAGCGTTCTGCTTACTTTCTTGTTGTTGACTTTTGTTAGGATCATAATCATTAATCCAAACCGAGTGAGTTTTACCCCATTCATTAGCCTCTCGTAATTTACCTACAGTTAGGCGAACATATTGTTCCCCGTTGTACTCATAGAAGTGTGGCTCTAATTGGCTCTTCTTCAATGATAGGTTGATGTAGTACTCTCCAGATTGTGTTCCGTTTCCTACATAGTTGCGTGGTTTTTGATCACTCATAAATAAATAAAATTAAGATAATAAAGATTTTTCTACTTCTGCGCTAACTGTAAATCTAGTGCGAACTTCGTCCATACTAAACCCCTCTGTTAATGCCTTCTTCACCTTCTGAAAGGCTTCTGTACCCTGCTTTAATGCAGGTAACGCCTGTGATACCGTTTTAGGTATAGCGTTGGTCTTAGACGTTGATTTACCGTGAGTATTGGTAGCGTCAGCGTCTTTTGTATCGTCAATTAGGAATAAACCGTTTAGAGCATACTTTCTGGCATAAGATGAACTACTACCAAACGACTGGGCAATGTCCATACCTTTACGGTTAGGATCAATACCTGCTTGCGCTCGTACAGCAATGTTGTCTTTGCCATCACTTACCATTGCACAAGTGTCTACATACATTAAGTCTCCAAAACCTCCTTGTATTTCGTCACTAATAGTCAAAGTAAGTTTGTGTTCCACTAATAGCGGCTTTACCGCCTCTAGGATGTCCTCACAACTACGGTAGTTATACTTACCGAAATTGTTTCTCTGATTCTTTGGTGCTTTCAATCTCCCTTGAATGTTCACCAGTTTTTCATATATATTCATAGTGCGAATATAAACAAAATATTCCATCTGACAATATATAAATAAAAAAAAGGGCTAGAAATACACTCTAACCCTTTCTAAAGGAAAACACAAAAAACAAAGGAGTATCATTTATATGATACTGCAAATATAATCATTTATGTTGTTCTAATTGTAATTTATTTTGTTTTTCTTTTATTTGGCTGTAAAATTCTTTTGCGTATTCAGTTATACTCATTTATGCTTATTGTTTCCCATTATCTTTTCTGCCCCTCTAGAGCCAAAGTATCCTATAAAAACTAATTGGAGTAATTCTTTCACTACAGACAGCTCTTCGATTTGCATATACCAGCCAATAATAAAGGCAGAAGTTAATACTATTAAAGTCAAAGGTCTTACATTCTGGGCTAACCACGAGCCACTTCTAGCATCTGCTACCCATCTTTTGGTAATGCCATCAAATTCGTGAATCTCTTGGTCTAGCTTCTTAAGAGCAATTTCTTTATCTCCCTCAGACATATCCGAGCCACCAATAAGGGCACGAACCACATTACCGACAGGGGTATCGTTAGCAAGACCGCCAACAATACTGGGTATTTTTTCCAGTAGGAAACTTCCGACCTTAGTATCTTTAAACTTCTTTTTATCACTCATTTAATGTATTTCCTACTGTATTAGTAAACCCAATAAACGTCTTGTGACTTTTCCGGATCATTATCTGCGTGGATAAAGGTTTTAGCAATTCCAATTCTACGGAATCCTGCTTTAATAAGGGCATTGAGTACTGTGGCTCTTTGATGCGAACTTCCAACGGCAATATCAATAGCGTATCCATAAAGATGACTGCTGTTTTCTTTTCCTCCAACGTAGGCATTATGACTTTTTGTTCTGAAGCCACTATTGACCTTAAAGGGTATCCCTGCAATTGAACGCGCATCATCGAGCATTTGAAGA